GTCTATTGAGGTATCAATGACCTCATCCTCATATTCAAATAGTTCACATTTGAGTTTATAAACATATGTGCTTCCTAGTTGATAGAAAGGATCTTCATGTTCGACAAATTTTATCTCAAATAATCTTTGACCAAGTGGAAAAAATACTAAATCACCTTCTCTAGGACGAGATGATAATTCTATATCATCAGATGCATCCATAAAAGGTGCAATGAATTCCTCAAACCTTTCTCTTGATACAGTGAGTTCAACTTCATCTCTTAAACTCATTCCAAATTTTGTTAATACGTCACCAGCTCCTGAATATCCATCATATGAATTTACGTACATCTCAACAGCAAAATTATCATCAAATTTAGATGCAGTTACTTCTTCTATGATAGTTGATTTATTTACATATTTTCTAGGTATATAAGTTACTTCTTGACCATAAATCTTAAGATGTTCATTAATAAGACTTTGGACTAATCTTTGCTCACCTCGTGAACCTTGTAAAAAGTAAGGATTTAATGCCATTATTCATCACCCTATAAAATCGAGAGGAGGCATCTCGTAATCCATTGACATTCGATCTCTTAATGCCTGTAATTCCTTTTCACCATCATCATATATTTCCCTTCCATTTAATTCAATTCCACCTGGTAATTTTGTTCCTCTAAATTTAATTAAATTCATACCCCATTGCTTTTTCATCATCGCAACAAAATATCTTTTAACAAATGGGTCATTATAGATTTGATTATATGCTTCTGGATCTAATGCACGAAAACAATCAATTACTATAAAGTCTCCTACATTTTCTGCTCCCCAGTCAATATCCAAATATAATCTATCTTGTCTCTGATTAAATCTTATTTGTTTTTCTGTTGTAAGTAAATGATCAATATCTTCAAGATATGTTTTTGTCATTGCATATTGTAATAAGTTAATTGAATTAAAGTTGTAAAGATCATTTAAGAATAATTGATATTTAATACTAAACATTCCACCAGAAATGGAACTGGTGTCAAACTTAAATATACGATTAACTCCAATAACATGCTCTGGCATTGCTAAGAAATTAGAAGTTTCGTAAAAATTACTTGTTACGGTAACATTTGATGTTTGAATACCTGTGGTTGTAACAATTCCAACACCATCTGTATCTTTTGCTGAACCTCTATCTACATCTTCCTGAGTAATTTTGTATTTAAGAAACATTCTCTCAATACCTTCATAATGACGTTGTTGAAAAAATTGAAGAGTATCATCAAGTGCGTCATGTATTTGATCAGTATCAAGGTTAATTTCTAAAACTGGATATCCCAGTTTACGCAAACCGAAATTTATAAGTTGTCCTCTACTTTGTGGTTTAGCCATTACTATCCGTTAGATTTGCGATTTGCTCTAAAAGTTCACCTTTTTCTTTTTCATAATCATTTTTTAGAGTTTGGAGTTTTGCCTCCAAAAGAACATTTTGGTTTAATGCTGATGCTAGTTTTGTATGATATAAGTTCACTAATACATTAACATCTACTTCACTGTTTTGTTGCACCTAGAAAGTACCTCCGTCAAGGGTCGAAGTCCAGTGTGGCTTATTAACATACGTAGTCGCTACACTAGATGGTGCTGCTAAATTTGATGTACCACCACTTTGTCCTTCTCTTACAAGAGTATTTGAATTATTGAATGTTCCTTCTACACCTATTAGAGGAACAGAAGTTCCAGCATTAACTGCACTTTCAACAACACCAAAAGCATTTGTACTCGCTTGTTTGATAATATCACCTTTTGCTAGTGTGACATTACCTGGCATTGTGAGCACAACTTTTGTCACCGCTGTTAATATTTGTTTTGATGTATCAATCGGTGAAGCAGGAGCGTTAGTAGATCTTTGTAGACCTTTATCGTCAAACCAAACTACACCACCTGTACTAAAATTACCTGATTGATAATATAATCCTTTTACATCTAAGAAACCTTTTGTACCAGTTACAACACTTGCTGAGATGGTTGCATCTGGAACATAAGTCCATCTACGACTATCATCTGCATGTGTTCCGTGATTACCTGTTCCAGCAGTGCTAGCTGCGATTGAACTATCATCTAATCCAAAGAAACCCTCACTTGTATTTGCAGTTCCAATTCCAGTATTATACTTAAAACTTAAACCACGGTCAGTGTTAGTATCTGTTGCATGAGTAATTGTAAACTGTGAACCAGTAGAAATACCAGATGTAGTTGTACCTGTGAAGGTAATCATCTTAACACTAGTATTAATCGCTGTAACAGTTGTTAGTCCACTGTTAGGTAATCCTGTTCCTTGAACTAAGTCATTTTGAGCGATACCTGTAACATCATCTAAAATTGCTGTTGAAACACCACTTGCGATAGTTGCAAATACAGTCCTTGAACTTGTAACATCTCCGACAGTCATTATCGGATCATTTACAGTTGATTGAGTGGAGTTAACTGTAGTTGTCGTACCATCAACTTGTAAGTTACCTTTAATGATAACTTGACCTTCATTACTTAAACCATCTGGATAGGGGTCAATGAATATAGTATTATCTGCACCTGCCAATGATGCAATAATATTATTTTCAATTCTAATATTACCGAGTTTTGTATTACCACCAGAAACAATTAAGTCTCCACCAACAACCGCATTCTTAGCAACACTTATACCACCAGCAAACACCACAGATCCATCAGAGGTATTTGTTGCTTGTGTAGCATTTGTAAATTTAACCTTTCCAACACTATCAACATCTGAACCTATCTCAAGGTGATCATCACCAACCTCATCATATCTAATAAATGCCTGTGGAGCAGATGTACCATTAATACCACCACCAAATGCTATTTTTGTATCATCTGGCACCACTATATCACCAGATCCATTTGGATTAAAGACTATATCACCATCAGTATTAGAGGATGAAAGTTGATTACCATTTAATGTTAAATTATCTACATTCCATTCATCTATCTTTCTACTACTGTCTAGAACTGCTACAATACCACCATCACTATTTCTTGAATTAGTTACACCTGTTAAATTACCTGGTGTATGCTCCATCATAGAGGTATAGTAATGACCACCTATTGGATTAACATTAGTTCCGTCATCTCCTAAAAATACCCTATCCTTATATTGATTTGTACCACCATAGCTACCAATACCAGTAACATAGGCCATTTCACCCCAATTCAAACTAGCAGGTTTGGCTGTACCCGATGATCGTTTGATTCTAATTATACTAGCCATTTCAGAAATTTCCTCCGTTGATGTCTAAATTCTGTGTTGCACCTGGCGTTAATTCTAAGGTCGCATCAAATTTTTTCGTAACACCATTAAAAACTAGAACCATACCATCAGTAAGAGTTCCTGCATTCACATCACTTAATTCCGTTAATGATAGAGTTTGGGCACCTGCCAGTGAAGAAATCACTTTTGTGGCATTTTGTTGTCCAACTCTGACTTTTATATTTGCCATCTATGATTAGCAATTCAGATCTGAAAGTATTTATGTTTCTAAGACGTTATCTTTGAGGCAAGGTCATTCAAAAGAGATTTTAACTCATTTATCTCTCTTTTCATACTATCTAATTCTGCTTGTTTGTCATTATTTCTCCTTTTCATTTCGACATAATCTTCATATGCATTATTGTCGCAGTTGACAATAGCACCTGTTTTTTCGTCACGAAATAAATTTTTGTGTCCTTCTACTTGTATCATGCTAACGCAATCGCTCTAAAGTCTTTAAGACGAACTGGGATAGATTCGTTTGTTGAAGTCATTACGATCTTAATCGTAAATCCGTTAAACTCTTCTAAATCATCCACAGAGAATTGATATTCCTTGAATTGATTAAATCCACTTGGTGATACAAAAGCATCTGCTCTACCATCATTTTGACTTAAATCAATAATATCGTTACCAAAACCATCTCCTGTTGTGTCATTTAGATTTTTATAACCAGGAAATGCTCTGTAAGTTTGAGATACTTCACTTGAATCGAAACTGAATAACCTATAGAATACTCTAAAGTCAGCTTCTGGTTCTACACTTGCAGCAACTAACACTTTTAATGACGTTGCAGGATTCTTTAAGATTACCCTTCTAGACACAAATATTGAACCATGAGGATCATCTGCCAATTGATTTGTTCTTGAGTCTGAAGCATAATTATTTTCTCCAATTGGATTGTTTATTTTATTCCTACCTAAAATAAATATTGCATTTTTACTATCCAATACTGGTGATAGGTTAGAATCAGTGGATGACATATTAACATTTAGAGTCAAAGATTTATTCTTTGGTAAGTCTGTTAAATACTCACTTTCATTAATTTTTGATGCCACCAATCTTGGAGTTGGGAAGAATGTAGTTTCATTCAATGCTGTTGGATCAAATCCCTGATTTAAGAATGATATTTCATTACCACCTGCACTTGTACCACTAATAGTTCTAACATTGGTTCCAACTCTTGTTGACTTACCAGGTGTTATTACGTTTATTTGTGGTGAGAAAGAACTAAACTGATGATTTTGCGATGCAGCAACATTGATACCACCAAATGCTCTTTCATTTGTGAAACAAATAAGTTCTTTATCAGTTCTTCTTGAGTCTATTCCAAGCACATCAACCTTTAGGTAATAATTATCAAAATTATCCTGATAAGTTGTAACTGTATGAGTTGTATTAACACCTACAAGAGAAACTCCTGATACTTCATAAGTTTGAATATCAGAACCAGCAATATGAGTTACTGGAGTTGTACTAAATCTACCTCTATTTAATGTTAATGAACCAGTCCCCACAGTGTAGGATACGATTTCACTACCAATTAAAGCCTCACCAGTTGTTGTAGTTATACCGTTGAATGTTCTGAATGGATCTACATTTTCAACTTGAACAACTGTTGTCTCAGCAGTAAGTGCAGATGTTGTCTGAACTTTTAGAGTGTCTGGTTTCACATTTTTAATATTAATTTTGCTATTAACACCATGATGAGCGTGGTTGTATTGAGTTACCTCAAATACATCTCCTGAGAATAATTCACCATTTTGTATTGAATCAGCACTAATATTAACACCTGCAGAGGTACGAGTATTGTTACCTGCACCATAATGAATTAATAAGTCACCACTTGTAAACTTATCACCTTGAACATCTGTTAGATACAAATGAGTTGTTGTAGAAGGAGTTGTTTTAACCACAACCTTAAATCCAGCACCCTTAGTATAGTTTGCATTTTGTGAATCATCGTTAATAACTTCCAATATATCACCAATAACATATCCTGTACCAGCTTGACCACCAGTTACAGATGCAGCTGTAACAACTCCATTAGTAATAGTTAAGTTTGCCTGTACATTCTCACCAGATCCAGTAAGACTTCTTAATTTAACTCCATTTGAGTTACTACTAGCAAAAGCATATCCAGTTCCACCACTTACAACCTCAAAGGTTGATACAGCAGCACCATGTGCTTCAACTATACCTGTGATACTGCTATCATCTGCATCTCCAGTTGCACCTGAACTTACTTTTCTTCCAATAGGAACAGTAGTCTTTGCAACAGCAACAGGAACTTTTAATTTTCTTGGCAAAGATCTAAGTGGATTAGATGGTAATCTTTGAGCATTTAAGTTACCTGCTTCGATTGGTGTGTTAAAGAATGTTGCTGTTCCAGATTCAACAAAAGATGCTTTACGTAACTTGAATGTTAAATCTTCATATTGACTTGGAGTCCATATGGTTCCATTCTGTGATTTGAATAAACTACCACCAATATATTGTTTACCTACAACAACGTCTTCTACATCTGGTAGAACTGTTGATTTAATAGTTTTTTCACCCATTCTTGCAACCCACATCTCATATAAGTCAGATGATGGTGCTAAGAATACTAGAGCATATTCTTTTCTAGGTTCAAGATATATTGGAGACGGGAATCTAATTGTTGTTGCTAAAGAGGCATCATCAGATACATTAATTTGATTTGGATTTAATGATAATTGTGCAAAATCTTGAACTAATAGATTGGTTGGTGTACCAAGTTCCATAGTTCTTAATTCAACAAACAATTTAGCGTTTGGATCTTTTCTCGCAAAATATACATCAAATGATGTTAGGAAAGCACCTGTCTCGTCTACAGTAAATGATTGTGCAAGAGGATCCCTATTAGGTGCCTCTATAAACTGCGTATCTGTTGATGAATTAACATTTACACTAACAGTGGTCTCATTAGGTCTCTGAGGAGGTGGTGATGGGTTTCTAACTGCAACCGTATTGGTTGTTTGAGTAATTATAACTCCTGTACCAGTAAACACTCCTGATGCATCACTTGCATTTGATGTTTCACCTGGTAAAACTATTGTACCCTCTGGTGCAGCAGTAATTCTAAATGTTTTTGTGCCAGATCTAAATGTTACTGGAGGTTTTGGTTCTGCATTGGCATTTCTAAAGAAGAATGCACCAATTATATCTCCCCAATTATCTGAGAATAAATCAATACTTGTTACTTTTGCAACAGCACCACTTGTTTCACCTATAATGGTTGCTCCTTTAACAACATATCCAAAATACTCTTCGCTATTTGCTAATGCAGTAACATCTACATTCAATAATCTAGATGTTGCAGAGTAAGTGCTAGAAGGTGCAGGTCTGCCTGTATCGTATGGATCAACAGAATATTCTTCAACAGTTACCGCAGGAGCACCAAGTCCAGCTGCAACGTCTGGTCTTGCATTGTCACCTATTTTATGATTTGGTCTTTGTACTCTTACATATCCTATTTGTGGATCATCTTGAATACTATCTAATTCAACCCTAGCATTCTCAAATATTGTAAATGAACCTGATACCATTTCTATTTCTACGAGTTTTGGTACTACGTCAGGTGCTGCACTATCAAGATAATGATAATGTCTAGTTGTTGGTTTTAATCCATTCGCAGCAAAGAAAACGTTTCTTGAACGCATAAATGGATCTGCTTCACTATCAATTTTTATACTCTCAACATAATCAAATTCCTTTGATGGTCCTTCAAGCACGTTAGTGAAACTTCTTTCAACTGTTTGTGTTGTTGTAACAGTAGTTGTTGTTCTTCTCTCACGATGATTTTCCTCAAACTCATCTAAGTCAGTTTCTAACTCAACTTCTGTTCTATTCACATCGGTCTCACTCACTGAATTACTTGAAACAATATTTGATTGCTCAACCCATGTTGCACCAGTTGATTCAGTCCTCACATTTTCAATGTAAATTGTACGTGACCAGTTATCTGATGGTGGATCAAGGACAACAGCACCAGCAAATACTGTTACATTAAATGGGTTAACATTTACTTTTAGTGATGCTTGTGGTTGGTCAATCCAATCAACTTCTGTATAATCAAGAGTGATTAAATCCCCAGTTTTTCTACAATTAGTATCTAATAACTGTAAGTTAGAGTTTAAGTCTGCAGCAGCTGGATCAATATCTGGATTTAATGCTAACTCTGCTTTTAATGACCAGAAATCAACAGCACTAACTAATTCACGATTAACGACATTGACTTCACATCTAGAACCTGTTTCACGACTAAAATCGATAAATGATCTATCCTTAAAGTTATTAACTACAAATCCAGTCTTAAATCTATTGAGACCATCCTTATCTTTTACCTGAAGAGTTTTTGTATCAAGTTCAAGTGCACTCAAAGATGTCATCACCTCTAAATTCTGTATCCTTTTCTCTAAAGCACCAATATCCCTCATCGTAAAACGACGATTATCAAACATTCTTATTGATGGTTGCTTTATAACATCATAAAGATAAGGAGGAAGAGTAATTTGAGCGACTTCCATTGAATTACCAACTTCAGTTGGAGGGACAGGAACTTCTGCTGACTCTCCTCTTATTAATTTGACTTGCTCAAACTGATTTATAACTAATTTATCAATTCTTGGTAAATAGAAACTATATCCTAAAATTGAACTTTCATCAGGAGTTATAACAAATGGATTTGTATCTTCAAATTGCCTATTATGGAATGAGAAAGGAGACCCATTAGTGCCTGAACCAAATTCTTTAACTCTAGGTCTAAAATCAAGTATATCAGTTAATCTATTACCAACCACTTTTGGAATATCATTTTGATATCTGTCAGCGGTATATGAATTAATACTGCATACATCACCTTTATTACCTGCTGGTATTACATATTTGTCAAATACAACTAGTAATCTTCTTGCTGGTATACCAACTTTTGCCTTTCTTTCAATTCTAGAATAATCTAAGAACTGTCTGTTATGTCCTTTATTTAATGTATAATTACCAGTTCTATCAATGTAATTACCGTTTATAATTGACTGTAATATTGTAGTAATTGATGATTCCTTAAATTTAACTTGCTCTCCAACAGTAAATTTATTAGCATTTAAGTAAACAAAACTTATAGTTGTAGAGGTTCGATCAACTATTTGACCGACTGCTCTACTTTCTTGTCCAATTATTTTTTCACCAATAACAGCATTGGTATCTAAATTTAATCCAGAAACAAATGTTAATTTATCAAATACTGGTGTTAATGTATTTTTAGATTCATAAATTGCAATAATTTTACTTACATCTGGAACATTAAGTGATATTTCTTGATCTTCTACTCTTGTACCATAACCAAGATTATTGGTTAATCCTGCATCTGTAGTTAAACTACCATTAGTTGAAATTCCAACAGTCCTAGTCACCTCAAACTGTTGACTTCTAACATAATTTTTTGTTTTACTAGTTAGACCAATTTTTTTCAGAGTAACATTAACTGTGCATGCAGCATTCTGTGATAATCCGTTAAATTTAACAGTCCCTCCATCAGAGGACACAATAACTTGGTCTGATGTAAGATTCTCTGTGGCAGCATTAGAACCAGTATAATGAATACTGTATCTTTCAGCATCAAATGGCTCAAAGAATGCACTTGTAATACCTGAAGATGGGTCTAATGCATCATTGGTAGAAATAGTTAATGATCCAGCACTAACACTTTTTCCAGTAACCTGAGTTGTTATTACTAAATTAGAATTGGATGTATTAAGACTTGATATATTTCTTCTTGGTAATGGTGTGTATAATCCAGAACTTCTTAAATTTCTTATTAAAGGTTCTTTAACTCTAAAAATCCCTGATGATGTACCTGAAGAGAGAACATCACCCTCACAAACACCAGCTACATCTTCAACCTGCTCTAATGTTATTTGCGAACCATCGCCAACGTTTGTTACAACATTGAATACAGGATTTGCAAAACTAGCTGATGCGTATGAAATAACTGCCTCTGTTGTAATTCCTGACACCCCACCAAAGTTACGACCTGGTATGGATCCTGTATCTTGGGTGCCACTAACACTAGTAACATTTAGCACATCTGTATTAGAGAAATTAGTAATAATACGATCATATAATACAGAATCAGCAGAAAAATCTGTGACCAGAGTTCCTGAAATACCATCGGAATCCTGAAAAACTGATTTAATATCTCTAACAGTAAAGGCATGAACTTCAAGTATAGAAGCGTTGAAATTAGTTGTCTGCTCATTAACTATGATTGATTCACCCTCAACAAATTTTCCAGTTGTCTGACATAAGGATAATTCATTTAATCCACTTTCATTGACTGCTTGAGATGTATATCCGATTGCCCCACTTGCTAGACCTCTAACTTTTGTACCAATTGGAGCTGAGGGAACTGCAGATAACTTTAGATTAGTATATGTTTGTATGTCATATAAACGAAGATCATACTCTGTGCTAGCACCAGTATAAGCCGCATCTGTTACATTATATGAATATACTCTTGCATCACCAATTTTAATGCCACTTGGAGAATTCGTGTTTCCTTTCCTTCTACTATACAATCCAATTACATTAGTATTAGTACCACCAATATTGATGAAAGGTGTTCCTTGAACATTATTCACTCTTAAAGCACTACCCATATTAAATGGAATAGATGCAGTATTTACTGATTTTGTATCTCTTGGTTTCTGAATATCAAGAACAGTTGTACCAGGCAATCTAACATCGAATCCTCTTACATACGCAGTACCTGGTGATAGTTTGACACACATTATATCGTCAGAAGGAGTATTTCCCTCATCAGTTAATTGATTTTCTGTAAATAAACCATCATTCCCTATTTCATCATTAAGAGAATTTTGTATGTTTACACGGAAAGGTTCAACAGCATAGTTTCCTGACTCATCAAAAGTTCTTTTTGCAAAATATTTTTTAATCTCAGAATATACACTTTCATTTTGTAATTTTTTTGTTTCACCATCTCTTACACGGAATAGTTCAACGAAACTAGTGTCATTATAATCATTTAATGATTTTTTTGCTAATCTTGCAGTAATCTTAAATCTATCAGCACCTGGTGCAGCAAAATTAGTGAATCCTTTTGCATTATCAAAAAGAGAATCGTCATCATTTGCATTAATTACCTCTTCAATAATATCAAGACCAACACGGTATGATGGTTTATTATTATAAGGATCAAGAATTATAAGAGATTCTGATACATCAATAAAGGTACCACGAACAAAATATACTCCCTCTTGAACACCAAAAGATGATCCAGTTGCAGATGCATTTTCTAACGTTAATGTTAATACAGTATCACCAGAATTAATTGTAGTATTTCCATAAGTTAAATTCTCTTCAAGAATTAAAACCTCTCCATCTGGGAAAGCAATATTTTCACCATCTGTTCCAGATTGATTGTATGCTAAAAATATTGTTGGATCTGTAACACCCTCATTAGGTGGTAACACGTAATTTTTAATTGTTGCAATTATACCTGAACTTTGACCACGAACTCTTGTGCCTTTACCACCATTTGCAGATATTATACTATCAAGATAAACTGTAACATCAATGCCTAAATGTGTGGAGTTTATTTTACATGAAAAATAAGCAGGGTTATACTCAATACCACCAGGTATGACCATTGAACCTTCTTTAAAAATATGTTTTCCAAATGATTCTACTTGATTTTGTAGAATTGATTGCAATCCAGTTAATTCTCTTGCTTGAACGGGACTGCCAGGCTTGAACAGAACCTTGTAGAAATTTTTTGCCTTATCAAAATCGTCATAATAAGGACTTATATTTAAATTGGTCTTTTGTGGCATTTTTAGAATTCGAGTATGATTTTAATGTCCTCTTTTTGTCGAGTGCTTCTGGTTATTTCAGGTCTATTATCTAAGTAGATAACTTCACCCGACCCTTTATTTATCTCAGATTGAGATAATCCTGCGTTAAAGTTGGTTCCTAAATTAACTAATTTATTTCCTGATGTTATGGTAGACACACCTGTGAATCCTGTTTCAACAGAACCTGTGAACCCAGATTCATCTCCCTTGACAACATTACCACCTACTGAACTCTCAAATTGGAATATTCTTCCATCTGTGCTTACCCCAACAAAATCAGTATGATCTAATTGTGTTGGATTAAAATTAAGGGATCTATCTCTAAAGTATTTTATAACTTTAGTCTCTTGATCGAATGATGCTATGTAACCCCTTGCTATCTTCTGATTATTTGGACTAACTGTTAAAACTTGTTCGATTACTTCACCAATCTTAGGAGTTCCAGTAACTGTCGAGAACTTGATTGCTTGTAGGGAAGAGTAACTATCAGCAGTATAAATGTCTGTCGAATCTGGTTTTGATGGATTTTTTACGATGCCTATTTGAGCAAATTTTGTATCAGTTGGAAAATCCTTTGTTGTATCATCAAATCTTGAATAACAAATTACCTTATCTGTTCCTAACTCTGTATAGATGTCATAACCATGACCTAGACTTGGAGGTATGATTGGAACTAGTTTTGCACTGGTCGAAACCGCATTTGTTCTTATATTGCCCAAATCAACAAGTGCATAAGTATAACCTTTTCCACCAGAACTTACTGTTACATCAATTATTTTACCACCAACAACATCTACTCTTGCCTTTCCATTAGTTCCATCACCAATAATATCTACCTCTTGACCATTTCCATTTTTATACCCAACTCCTGAGTTTTCAATGTAAATATGTTTAATTTGATTCAAGTTTGTGTTAGAATTTCCATTTTCTCTAACATTTCTGATTTGGCTATCTGTTGACGTAGACCAACCGTTTGGAACTGTAATAAATTCTGTTGAATCAAATTTTACAATATCACTGGGTGAAATAGTAAATAAGTATTTCCACACATATCCGTCTCCACTACTACCTGCTTTAGATGGTTCTAAGTCAGTAAAAGTAGGTTCATCTTGAGATACGTTACCAGTAGGATTATCTCCTGATGATCCATTATCAATACAAACATAAACCTTAAAATCAGAATTTAAAACATAATAATTAGCATCATATAATGAATTTGCTTTTGTATTAGGACTTGGATTTTGTGCATTATAATCATCTCTATAAATTTCATACTTATTTCCAGAAACCCAATCTATTCTTCTTACAACTCTCCTTATATTTGCAGATGATATCTTTCTTCCAAACATCATAGTATCGGTTGAATGTTTCCTATAAGCGAAACTATCAGTTGGGGATGGTGTGTTCGTATCCCAATCTGTTGTTCTACCAAAACCTACAAGCGTGTTTGTTCCCTTTGGATTTGATAGTCCAATAAAAATATAATATGAATTATTTGTATTTTCTACTGATTCTACAAAATTATTTGCATTTAATATTCTAAATTGATCAGTGACAATTGCTGACATTGTATCTAAACTTTTTCTTTATTTATAGTGGTTTGCTCATCATGCTAAATCAGCCCTATATGATCCAGATGATCGATGACCTCTTTCTCCTACTTCATCATAACTTTTACGTTGAATTGTTGGGAAAGTGGTTAATCCAGTGTTAATCGTTAGTCCTGTTACTCCTATTGAAATAGGACTTGATGAGCGAACAAGATTGGAACCGTATAACACACCCCAATTGATAGTTCCTAATATATCTGCTTGACCAAGTGCATTCACACTGGTAAATGAACCAGTTGTCCCTATACCTGCAATAGATGTAACACTATTACTGTGTACATGGCAGGTACAAATTCCTTTTGATCCATCAGTTGTTATCGAATTGACAATGTAAATATTGTCTACAAATGTGGTTCCTATGCTTACAATATTAGAGTTAACAGGATTTACTGATGTTACACCGTTTCCAACTTTTGTACCTTTTACAATAATTGGATAACCAGTAAGTAATTCAGATGCAGTTGCATTTATTAAAGAACCGTTTGCATTTTCTTCAACAGCATGGAAGAAGAATTTAAGTGCAGCACCAATACCGTTTCTATTTGCTTGTGATATTCCAGTGATAATACCAGTGAAACCTTGTGCATTTGATATTCTTGTTATTTTCTCAGTCTTAAATTCTGGTTCTTGAATAATAACACCAGGTGGATTAGAATGTGTATAACCTAAACCTGGATTCACTATTAAAGGACTTCCGATGACACCATTACTTACAGTGACAGTTGCTGTAGCAGTAGATCCTATTCCAACACCTATCTCTGAAGGAGCACTTAACTTAACTTCAACTGTGCCAGAATAACCACTACCTGATTCTGTAATTGTTAGTGATGATATTGTTCCAGCAGCAGATACAATTGCAGTTGCAGAAGCACCAACATTAATTTCACCTGAAGTAATTAAAGCATCAACCTCCGTCACAGTAATACCAGAATAATTATTTTCCTTGAAGAATGATTCTGCATTATCCACAAAAATACCATCTGCAGGACCACCTTTACCGTCAGTAGTGGATAAATCACCTATAATTTTAGATGTTGCATATACTTGTGGTTCTAAGATTGATCTTGACTTATCAATCAATGTTCCATTTATCCTTAAGTCACGTTTTTGTTTTGTCCATGTAACAGGTCTTAAAGCAGAACCTGTGGTTACAATCCCTAATCCTGAGTAAATGTCAGTCTCAACCAAATCAGTATTTAATATATCTTTGACAATTCTTGACCTTGTTTGTGCATCAGCACGACTTGTATGTTCAATTGGCATACCTGCAACGAGAGAATTTTTCTCAATCGTCAAGGTATCACCAATTTTGACAGTTGGATTGACATCTTCAACGATAGCGTCTACACCCTCTGTTCCTTTGTAGAAGAATATATCAACATCGTCTCCATCATTTAATCCAGGTTGTGATTCTCCACGAGGTGGTTCAAGGAATGTAAATGTAGATCCACCTTGGAATTGGTATGATATGTCAGGTTTTTGTAGAACACCATTAACAAAGATTAATAAAACAGCATTCAAGTCAATTAATTGAGACTGTGTATTTGTCAAATCTTTCTCAAAACTTAATAATTCACCATTAAAGAATAATGGGAATCTTGTTCTTTCACCATCTTGAAGAATTTTGATACTATCAATATAATCTAATTCACCAAATTGCCACGCAGAAAATTTATCATTGAATACTTCTAATACTTCTAACTCAAATTCTTGAATAGGTTGAGTTAAACCTAAAGCAGTAACTAATCCAACTGGTTTAAATTTATCACCCTTCTTAAATGAATGTCCACTTCTCGCTATGGTAAATTCATTAATCTCAAAATAAGTTGATCCTATACCAGTTACTGTTGATGTACCACTTACATTCACGTTAAGTAACAGATTTTCTCCAGTATCTGTAGTTGTACCAATACCTATTCTTGATATTCCGACTACTTCCAAACCATCATATGATGGTTCAGGTATATCAATTTGAGGATTAATATAT